GCCACCTTTTTTGCTGAAATAGCCATCGGAATATCGCCCGGAGTGCATGAGTTGATTAAACTCGACCTCTCGGCGGCCATATTCGCGGCTCCCACCGGTCAGGGTGCGAGAACCGCCGGACAATTTAACCATTGGCGACCCCTTTCTCTGTCATGAAGTCATGGATATACACAAGAGTGTTTTGATTGCAGAAGTCGTGTATCTCTTGGCCGCCACCATATACGATGAGATTTGGGATTGTCTCGCCGGAGATTTCGCGTGCGATCTTCAGTTCTGTTTCTAACTCGGCGAGGTGTCCGCGTGTGCCGCGTGTGGCAAAGGCGTTGTAACCGGCTGGAATGCCAAGGCGGTTGACATCGTAAAACTTGCTGCTCACATTCAGATCAGCATAGACATTCAGCCCACACTCCTGAAAGTATCTGGCAATCCATCTCTTTTTGTAGATAAGGTCAAGGCCCTGCGCAAGCGGTGTTGTATCAAAGAGTGAAAAGTTAGGCTCTACCACGGCCCGGGCGCAAGTGTTCAACACTTTTGCAGGATTTTTCCATACACTTGCAAAACGATAATCTTCCACATAAAAATGGATCGTTTGAGCCGATTTTGTCTTTCTGCCGGCACCATACGGCGCGAATGGGAGCAACAGATGTCCTCCCTGCCTATCACTCCGCAAACACGGAATGTCGTACTTGTTGTCGCTGGGGTATAGGCAGTCCTCTGCGACATTCAATTCAGTTGCGTTCATATTGTGATGATGTGATGTGATGATTTATGAACTTTGCCGTTAGAATGGTGGTTTGGATTTTGCGTAAATGGGGCATCTATCCCGGTAGGCGCATTGTCCGGTCTTTGCCTGTGCGAAACGCTCATGCCATAGAACCTCATAGAACTCTGTACCCATTTCGGCCTCTTCGTTGAGAGATGATACGAGCTTCATGCAGAAGAACCCGATGTCGCTCTCTTTGTCATCGTGGAGCGCCACTATGCCGTTACTGTTCGGTCTTGCCATAACTGATTTATGATTGGTTCGCTACTATGATTAATTTTGTCCCGTCGGGATAGGTCATAGCCTTTTTGAATAACTTATGGCACCTCGCCGGAATATTGCGATACCGCAGATGCCATTCATTCCATAGGATGCAGTGACCGCGCTTGACACCAGGGTTGAGATGGGTTGCCCCCGTGTTCAGACAGGGGCAACTACCACAACTCCCAGGCTCATCGTAGAACTTGTAACCGTTAATCTCAATCATACCGCTACCGATTTGCGTTTGCTCTCACTGATAGCCTGACACAGCACCGGGCACCATGCTTTCGGGATGCTGGTATGGACTGCGTTGCCGATGAACTTCTTTTGGTCACTCTGATTACCCAGCAGCACATAGTCATCGGGAAAACCTTGTATGCGTTTCAATTCTACGACTTTGAGCATACGCATATAGATGTCGGCCAGACCATACTTAGCCATAAATTCCTTTATTTTAATCATCATGGGAGAGTCCGTTTCATAAACCTCTATGGCTATCTCCCCGCTCTCCGTGGTCACAAGGCAGGGTGGTCGCTTGTCCATTCTTGCAATCAAAGTGAAACACGGCTCATCAATAGACCTGCCGGCCGAATTGAATTGAGGATTCACAAGGAAATGCTTTCGGACTGTCACAAGGCTGTGTTTGGGATTTGTGGTAACACAGCCGCAAGGCTCATCAATGGATGTGGCAGTGCTTGTGCCATAGAACATGGTCAAGAACTGGGCACTGACAAGAGCGTGATGATCCACGCAGGTGATTGCTCCTGCCGGCCCGTCGATAGATATGTTCTTATCCTCCGGGGTGCCGCTGAACTGCTTGGAGAGAAATGCGACTTGGGCCACACCGAGGCGGTTCTGAACCGCTACTGTGGGGCATGGCTCATCAATGGAAGGCGGTACATACTTTCCTCGCTGGCTCATGCTGTTGAACTTGACCATAAATGCGTCGCTGCCATCGGACACAAATTTTACAAGTCCGGCATAAATGCGTTTGAGGGTGTTCTCCGCCAGCGGCTTTTTCCGTGTAAAAATAGACTGTCCAATCTCTTCGAGGTTTAGTACATATCGCACGGCTCGCCATCGCTCCAGATTGCCCGTGGGCCGACGGCTGTGGGTTGGTGTGGGGAACACTATCGGCAGACCTTTTTTGGCGAACATCCCGAAATAACGCTTTCGTGTGGTCCGGGCACCATAGTCGGCCGAGTTCAATATGCGATAGTCGTAGTTGTAACCGTACCCTTTGACATTCTTAATCCATCGGACATAATCGCGGCCTCTGTCCATTGATAGCGGGCGGCCACTCTTATCAAGTGGCCCCCAGGACATGAACTCCTCGACATTCTCTATCTGGATAAAATCCGGGTTGATTGTTTCTATATAGCGATAGAGGTGTTCCGCCAAAGTCCTACTATCGGGATCGCGAGGCTGACCGCCTTTGGCGCGGCTGAAATTGGTACACTCCAGAGAGGCCCATAAAACAATCAAGGCCTGCGGATATGCTTTCCTGCAAGCCTTGATATGCTTCATTAGCGGCGTTAGGTTGAGCGTTCTGATGTCCTCTATAAAGTGTAGCGCGTCGGGGTGATTTGCAGCGTGGGAGGCTATGGCTGTCGGATCGTGATTTACACAAGCGATAACTCTTGCACACTGTTCATCATACAGCCGGGCATCATTGACTCCAGTTGAGGTCCCGCCTGCACCGCAGAATAGGTCAATGTATAGTAGGTGTATCATTATCTTTTTTCTGATTGGTTTTGAACCCGATTTTGACTCTCGGCGGTCTGCTGGCCACTCCGTCCTGATACCCCTTGCGATAACCTATATCCTCAATCTTGCCGATAAGTAGGTAGGCGAGGAATATCAGAACTACATTGATAAGATATTCGGTCATGTTAGTCAGCATTGAACATATCTTTACCGAATATGTCTTTTAAACTTTCGAGAGCATCGTACACACAGTCCTCATGGCACATGCTGAGTCCTTCTCTAAGATTGTTGTAGAGGTGCCTAACTTTGTTGCGCTCTTCTACCGTCATGCGCTCAGAGAGGTTGTCTGTGAAATCTTTGGTGTTGCCAAATTCCACTGAAACTCTAAGTGTGATGTTACTTTCCTTGAGATATTTTTCGGGTAAACCGATTGCGCTCTCAAAGGTTTCTTTTGCTATCGCTGCCGCGTTCTTGGCAACGTGTTCTGACATATCAGGTATAGCCTGAGGATTGTTATTGAACTCGTTGAGAATTGTAGGGTACAATTCGCAACTTGATTCTGTTTTGATTATCATAGTCTTTCGCCTAATTTAATGATGAATACTTCTTCTTCGGGCGCACCCCATGCAGGGTTGCCGAAACCTATGTGCATACTCTTAATTTCAAAGAGCATCGTTGTTGATGTGTAGCCACGGTGGATACGGACATGGGTGTATTCCTGCCACACTTGGTTTGTTGGAAGCGAGGAAAGATAATTTAAGGCACCTTTTCGACCACTGTTAAGGCGAAGGAACCGCTTAACCCAATGGTCGGAGAGGGCGCGGTATTCTTCTGGCTTTTCGCCGGAATCTTCCATGTCGTACCATTTGTGCTTTACGACCAAATCAAGTATTTTCATTGCTGATTGTCTTTTAATAGTTCTAATAGTTCGGGATCATCGTATCGATTACCTATAACTTTCACATTGGGATTGGCATAGCCGTACTCATGTCCAAATATGCACAGAGGTACATGTGAGCAATCCTCTTCTTTGAGATACTCTCTGATATGGCTCTCAGCCTTATAGACACTCAAGGACCATTGGAGTGAGTCATTGTCAAATTCAACGACACCATAGCATATACAGTCGTTATCGGGATCAACGGCTCCATTTGCGGTGACAATGTCATATTTGTAGTCAGCCTCCAAGATGTCGCCCTCAAATACTTCTCGGCCTTCTTCGTCAGTAATGCCGGTGAATTGCCCTACGGTATCGGGGGCAATTCTAAGGCATCCACGCTCGGGAGTGCAAATATGCGTGCGTCCACGGTCATCCTCCGCATAAAGATTGCCGTAAAACCACTCGCGCGTAACCTTGTCTTTGCCGCGAAATTTAATTGTTCTCATTGAAATATTCTTTGAATGGTTCCAGAACCTTAGATATGCCAGCAGAAAGTGCACCTTCAAAGGTCCTATAAGTTTTGTTGTCTATCACATCTGTCCGCTGTGACCATCGCCAAAAGTAGCCGATGCGGTCGCCGGTATTGCTATTAAACTTTGGGCTGACAACAAGGTCAACGCCGTGTTCTTCTCGCAAAAACTTCGCGGCATCACAGACTGTAGGTGCAGAGGTTGCAATCCTTGTTTCGTTGTGATTTTTGAAAATCACAGTCGTAGATAATCGGTTTCTAATATAAAACCGATAACACTTGAAATTGTAACCCAATTTTTTAAGCGTTTGCGCTTGCTTATAGGAGCATAGATATTCATTCATTATCTGTCGTTGTGTTGTTTTTGGGTTCATGTAGAGGACAAGTGCCGGTCTTTTCATCGTACATCGGCATGGTCCATGTAAGGGTCTCTTTCACTTCGGTGCAGAAGGGTATGTGCCTTTTGCAGTTCTGGCAGAGTGCCGGGCCGCCGAAGTAGTTAGGGCCGACACAATAGGCGTAGTCTTTATTCATGGCAGGGGCTGTTCTTTTAAGGCTTTGATTAAAGCGTTTGCCTCTCGGACGCAGTCGTTGGCAGTCATATCCAATTCTCGTGCGCAGAAGGCTCTCATATCGCCGTCCTCACTTGAAAGGCAACGAGCGAATATCTCTTTGGCTATCTCGTATCGACGCTGCTCCCAATCAATCTGATTGACATCT